TGCTGTTAAAATACCATGCCAATGACATTCTTTTTCTGTCATTTTTATTCACACTCTTGAAACTCAATATTCTTATCAGTCCCAAATTTTTTTATTGCCAGCTTCAATAATTCAACCTCTGAAATATTAAGTATTATCGGCAAAATCCCAGAACCCGAACCGTCGTAATAATTCCAGTGAGCTATATATTTTTTAGGTTCATTTGTTGCCATCTTGCATATCCCTCCTACTTGCTCTACAATTTCGGAGTTTCTTTTCATCGAAGTCCCACTCTTCCTTTCCAGAAAATTCTGAACTTAAGGAAAATTCATATTTCCTGCATTTCTTAATCAGATTTTCGCATATCTTTTTATAATTCATCTTCTATTCCCCAATCAAATTATTATCTCCATCGAATCAATCGGGACTATCCGTAATCTTAAATGCCTTGATGAAGAAATGCGGATAGTCTTAACGGGACACTCCATCGCTACGGAACGATCCAGGCGGAAGCGATTCGGATAGGTCTTCTCCCCCGTCTTATTCCGATAGAGAATATCTATATAGACCCCGGCTCCAATAAGTTTATATTCAGCGATCCCTACGCACCGATTCCCACCGTTCCAGATAGGAGTTTTAATTTTTATTACGTTCACTTGACCCCTCCTTTTTAAGTTGCTCCCCGGTATTTTTCGGCAACGGCTTCAATCCCTTCGCCTTTCTTCGCTGGTTCATAAAATCAACCGCTATTTTAATATCAGATTTTAGCCGTTTCGCTACCGCCTTAATGTCTTTCAGCTGAATATGATTATCAAGCCATTCATTTTCTCTCTTAATCTCTTCCCGTTCCTTCTGCTCTTTGCTCTTTTCCTTATTCGCCTTTGCCGTTATCTCCCGGTCAAGTGCCTGGACCGCCCGGGTTGACTTATCCTGCTTATCAGATTCCTTTTTTAGATTAGCGGCCGGGAACTTTACGAAGTGGTTATTGAACCAGTTACGGAGCTGGGACCGGGGCTTACTTGACGCCTTAATCGGTTCATCAATCCACCAGGTAATTTTTCCTTTAAGGGCAAATAGAAAACCGTCTCCACCATAATCAGAAAACATATCAATCAAGAAATTTCGATCCTTCTCAAAATCAAAGGGATAACCCGGGACCGTCGTTAATAATCGCAGACATTCTTTTATCATAGGCGGCGTATCTTTTTTAAATAGCTCTGCCTGTTTCTGCCCACCGGGCGGGACCAACTTTGCGGGGGCGACTCTATTCAGTTCTCGAAGCAGGCTCTTCATGGCGTTCTCTTTATTTTTGGCTCCCCCTTGCTCGATATAGGTTTCAATAGTTTTCTTCATTGATTGATGAGTATCGGGAAAATGAACTAAGCACTCGGGGAAAAGCTCAACCTGGCCGAATAATAATTTTAGAGTCCCGCCGTGAGCGGTATCAGTTACCCTCAATCCGCTCGGGTCCTGGACTCTTATATGATCATGAAGGTAAATAATCCCCTTCCGAAAATAGAGACGGAAACCATCAATATCGCTGGTATCTACCAACAAGGCCAATATCTCTCCGACTCGATCAATCGGAATCCCCGTCTTGAATGAAGCGATTAAGGCTGACCACTTTAGGAACCCGGCCCGGTCGCAGCTGCAATGAAGATAATCAAGCAACAGCTTCCCTTCGGCCGGCAATTCTATATGCCAGGAATCATCCCATTTATCCGGGTCCTGAAAAATACGTGTCGCCATAGGATTATCCTTTATGAATAAAAAAGTCCGCCAGCAAGCGGGACGACCGGGAACCAAGCAGGCTGTAACACCCTTTGGCTGGTCCTTGCTGACGGACTTTTATTTTCCTTTGATTTCTCATTTTCCCCGATCGTCCCATTACATGACCAATATAGATTTTCCCTTGATAAAAGTCAAGAAAAAGTTTTAATTATTTTTCATCATCTGATAACTTCCCGATATTCCCGGTCCTCAAATTCATCCATATATCCGCCTTCGTCAAATAAATGCTCACGGCATCGTGTGATAAATTCTGCCATTCTCCGGACTGATACATCACGGAGAGACGGGACCTTGTCCGGCTGATCTCGATCCAGATAATTCTCTTTGAGATAATCCTTGAATTTTTGACGGTCTGTATCACCTGATAGACGGATAAAGGCATCTAATAATGGGCCGTGAAAGAATTTTAACTGGGCTAACGACTTCTCCATCTCTCCGACGCAGACAATAATATATCCTTTCTTCCCGGCGTTCCGTTCACAAAAATGCTGGAGATATTTAAGGTCGAGAGTTGACAGAAGATTCGCCTTATTCTCCCGGAAGATAACTCGGAAATATGATTGATCTTTTAGACTCATAACCGTATCATTTTCCCATTCTCTTCCTTCATAAAAAATAGAGTATTACCAAGAAAACACCCTTTCTTATTATCTCCAGGGCAATCTTCGGGGGAGGGGGCAATACAACAGGGACCAAAACCCAGAGTTCGCTTGACCGCAAACGGACAATCATCATAGCAACCCATGGCTCGCTGATTAGCTTCGTGATTAATCCTTAATTTTTTATTACATTCAATCCAGAACTCTTTATGCTCTTCAAATTCGGCTTTGCCCAGGTCTTCAATAGACGCCCGCTTTTCTTCTATTGTCATTTTACTTTCTTTTGTTGTCATTATACCACTTCCTTTTTTACCATGCCGCACTTCGGGCAGATAAGAATAACAAAATCCCGTTGCCTATGATAATCTCCAGGCTCAGATTTACCAGCAACAAACAATGACTCAAATTTATGCTTACAATCCGATCTTTTTCCAGACTCAATAATCTCCGATTGGAGCTTTAGTTTATCCCTTTCATTATCAACCCCCATAATCTCTATAGATGCTTCCCTTTCAATCTTTTTCATCTCTGATAGATGCTGGGCCTTAACTGATCTTTTGAATCTCCAATATTCAATGAGCTTCATCTTAAATAATCTCCCCGGAGCAGAACTCCTATAATTTCATCGGCATTAATATTGCCTGATATCCCTTGCTCATAAACTGGAACATTCCACATGCTCCATATTCCGGGCTCTCCGGAACTTGCCAGACCTCGAAAAGAATATGGCAGGATAATATATCGCTGAGATATCCTATATTGATTCCGATACCTTCCGGGGTGAGTCTTACCAATTCCGCCACCGCTGAATTGATTTCCATCACGTTCTTTTTCAGAAGCGGTTTATCTATAAATAGATTTTCCGTATGGGGGAATTGAGGACCCTTTTCTTCCCTGAATAACCAGACCTGCCTTTTTCCGATAATTACGGGGGAGTAAATGCCGTCCGGGATTACTTCTTCCAGGTAATACCGATGAAGACGACGACCATCCGTAGCCGTCGCCTCCCCCGATAATACCTGAATCTTTCGGAGGACAATCTGCTGCTTTAGTTTGCTACAGGCTTTCGCAGTCCACCTAATTCCCCGCTGATCATCGGCATCCGTTATCTCATACGCTGTTTTTATCTGCATCTTATCCTCCTTTGATTTTCCCCAGGCTATTGATTAAAACGGTGGTAAAGATTTTCCGTCCGGACCTATATCATCACCCTCGGTGTGATCGGTTGATTGCTGGCCGTCTTCTTCCCCTTCCTGCTCTTCTCTCCGGCCCTTTCCGCCTCCGATAAAATGGACTCTCCGGCCGCGGATCTTATGCCGGCTTCTCTTTGCACCGGATTCCTTATCCGTCCATGAATCCTGTTTCAGCGAACCTTCCACCAAGACCGAAGATCCCTTTGAGAGATATTCGCCGCATGTCTCCGCCTGCCGATCCCAGACCTCAACTTCCAGAAAGCAGACCTCTTCCCTCAACTCGCCATCCTTCCCTTTGAAAGAATTGTTTACGGCGACACTTAAATCAGCTACCGCCTTCCCGCTCGGAGTATATCTGACCTCCACGTCCCGGGTAAGATTTCCTCCGATAACTACTGTATTTATTCCCTTCATCTTCTTATCCTCCTTGCCCCTTATGATGGAGGACTTCTACCAGAGCGGGGTCATTGCCCTGGTAGAAATAAGGTGTCCTCCATCAATTAGTTTTTATCATGAATATTATTTATACTTGCTGGTGATCTTTTCCAGGTCATCGGCACAGCCATTTAAATTACCCTTGCCTATAGACCCCAACTCTTCGGCGATCTTTCTCCAGTCTTCCGATAGGATATCAAGTTCCTTTATTAACTTGCCAATATCCAGAGCCTCCTTCATCTCCAGTTCCAGCCGCTTCCGTTCCTCCTCTCCGTCTTCCCGCTTCTTTCGTTCGGCCGCCAACTTCTTCTTAAATCCCTCTTCTTTTTTTCTCCGGGCCTCCTCTTCCCGCTTCCGTTCGGCTCCGGCGGCAACTTCCTTCTTTCTCCGGGCAGCGTCTTCTTTTTCTCTCTTGGCCTGGGCGGCGGCAATCTGCTTATCCTTCTTCTCCGTTTCCTTCCGGAGCTGTTCATTCTCGGCCCTGATCCTTTCCCACTCCTCTTCGTCGGACTGCTCCTGGGCGATCCGGTCTTCCTCGGCCTTCTGCTCGGCTTTAATCCTTTGCTCATAGGATAGCTTGACTCCGGTAAAATAATTCTCCCAGACCTCATCCGACATCTCGCCAAGATTCTCCGGGATAAAACCAGGATCAAAAGCGACTATGGCCGCAGACCGCGTGAACTGTAACTTTGCTATCCGATCCCGCTCAAGATTAATAAAATGATTCTCAATGCCGGACAGCTGATCTTCGATCCCCTGGCTGGCGAAGAGTTGAGTGTTCTTCCAGCCATCGACAAATCTTCCCCCGGACAGATAATAGTCCTTGACCCTCTTATGGATAACTGCCGTTCCTGTCCTGACCTTGACGTACTCCAGACGGAGTTTCTTCGCCTCCCGGCAGGTCTCCGGCGATATGGGGAGCTTGATCACCCGGTTGAACTCGCCTTCCAGCTCCTTCATTTTGTTAATCATTGGAAGGAAAGCGGCCTCTATCTGCCGGGCCTTCGTCTCATCCAGTCCGTACTGAGACGGATCAAGATGAACCATCATCAAACTTTTCTTTTCCTCTGTCATATTGCTACTACCTCCTTTTATTTTAGAATGCAGGTAAAGGGTCGCCTACCGCCCCACTGATACAACTCGGCATCTCCCGTCTACGGGCTTAACGATTGCATCATGTGCCTGCACCTATTTGACAACCTTTAAAAATGGCGTTACTTCACCTTTTATATTACTGATATTATAAAAATTATATTAATCACGATAGAGATAATAATTAATAAAAGAATCAATAAAAGAAGATAGTCCTCAAATATAAAATTCATAATATTCTCCATAGAATGCTTCCGACAAATTCCAAAGATTTTCATATTGATTTCTTCCCCTCTCTTAGTTATTTGACAACTTTCAAAGATGGTGCCGTTTCACCCTTTAAAATAAGATCATTGAAAGCACCATTAAAATATTCCTTGATTGATTTAACTGTCGGACCCTTCCCATCCTTCTGAGAATATTGCTTTTCCACCACTAATTTTTCAGCCTGGGCCGGGGTCAATTTAATAATCCTCCAGATATCCTCTACTGCTACCCCTTCATCCTTTATCAGTCGGTTACAGGCGGCCTCAACACTCGGGAATACTCTCTTTTTGCTGCCGGGATGAAGAGTGAACTGACCAGCCCACGCTTCCGGGTCCTTCATTACCGCTTCCTTGAGTGCGGGAAGGAAAGCCTTGGCAAACCTCCCGACTGCTTTAATAGCCCCGAAGATCTCAAGACTCTTCGCCGGGACCGGGAGCAGGTCAGACGGCATAACCTTAATTTGATTATCAATCTTCACCACCGCTGAAGCTGTCTCGGGACAACGTTTGGTCGCCAACGCTGTGCAGTATTGGCAGTGGGGGCCGGGAATCCGTTTGGCTTTAGGAGATAGAGCAGCCTTGATAATCTTGCGGAGATACCCTTCCGCTACCACCACATCATCCGGGCCGTACTGAGTCAGCGTGAACCGGCTTTCTTTCGGATCTCCGGCAGAGAACAGATGGGCGTTTAACGGCACCCACTCCGGTCTTTTCTTGACCATCATAACGGAATATCCAGTGAGCTGGCGGTTCTTTTTTGCTGGAATTTGCTCGGCAAAACCAGTCTTATAATCAATCAGGTGTTTCGTCCCATCAACCGGAATAACCATCAAGTCAAGTCTTCCGACTAACCAGACTTCATCCTCCCCCTGAGTATAGAGTTTTAGTTTTAACTGTAACTCCGGGAGCCTAATCATATATCCTCCATGATTAGCTTCTATCGCCTCAACCTCTCTCCGGAACCAGTAATAAATTGACTTCTCTCTTTCAGTCAGCGAACCGTCATCCGGATCTTTCCCCCTGGCCCAGCATTGTAAAGCGGCGTGGATAATCTGTCCCGATAATGCCAGATCATCACTTGCCGATTCTATCCCCTTCTCTGCTTGAACTGACCCCGGACACATTTCAATTCTCGGAAGACTTGAGCAGTGAATTTTATAAATCATTTGACTATCCTCCTTTTAAATCCCCGGTTAGTATGTCTTTGAAACCTCAACTTCAATCCCCTTCATCAGCGTTTTCTTGTCCGGCTCCGATAATCCCATCGCCGATTTAGTTCCCGGGAATAACCTTTCGAGAATCACTCCATATTTCTCCCGGCCCAGAATTGAAACTGACTCGATTAAGAGCTTATCCATGATACTCGGGGTCGTTACTCCCTCTGTCGGAGGGTTAGCCGGGGGGGCCGGAGACGTAGGTTTTTTAATCGGTGTTTTCTTAGACGTGGCTTTCTTGATAACCTTCTTTTTCACCGGATGGGGAGCCGGAGATTTCTTTCCGGTTCCCTTTTTCGCCGATTGATTATCATCCGGTCCGCCTTTAATAAGTCCCTCCGGTGGTTCGGCCGGATTAGGGGCCTTCTCGTTTTCTACCCCGAGAGGTATCTCCGGGGGCTCCGGGTCTGCTCCTGCGGCATGACCAGCCTGAGAGGGAGGAAATATATCATCGGCGAAAGACTCCCCCTTGCTGATAGCGGAATAAGCGGTGCGAAGATCAATTATATCTTCCTTCGTGATTTCATGCTTATTTTTTCGGTCGATTTTCGCCAGGACCCGATCTTCCGTAATCCCATGCTGGCCCAGGAGCTTAATCGCTTTTTCAATAGCCGTTGCGATTCCCTCTTTGGTTATCCCGGCACGGACTGCATCTTTCGCTTTCTCGATCGCCTGCTCAATCAGCCAGGATGGGACAGCGGCCCGAACGACGTTACGGATTGATTTGGACTGGCCCATCTGGAAGCGAGTATCGTCTTTTCTGAACTCGTCCATCTTGCCATAAACCGTCCAGCGTTTCGACTGCCGGAAAGAACGACTGATAGTAAATCCGCGTTCCAGGTCAATGAAATGGGAAGTGAAGATATAGGCATCCCCGATATCATCAACGGAAGTTTCTACGGCACAATTTGACCACTCTCGGGCTACGCAGAGGGCCAGGCCAACGGAGGGACCTTCGATATGATTCTTACCCATCCCCCAGGCATAGAAAAATGACTCTCCAGCATACTCAGCTTCCCGGAGAACGGCGTTAACGATCTTTTCCAGCTTCCGGGGCCGCTGAACCGTAACGGCGGTCATATACTGCGTCTGGACCTTCTGGGCTGTGACCTCCGGCAGTACCGGGAGCTCGTCCCGGAACGCATCCTTTTTCGCATCCACCAAGTCCCCTTTTCCTACATTCATCATCACTTTTTCCCCTTTCATCTTGTCCTCCTTCCCCATTTTGGGGTCCTAGTTTATAAAATATTCAATCGGTTTTCCGGTCGCCTTAGAAAGTTTTTTAAGACTGGCATTATTGATCCCCCCGCCGGTCTCGACCCGGTTAGCCAACTGGCAGGTATTCGCCCTAGTCATCCCCATCAACCTTCCACCTTGGACCAGGTTCAATCCTATCTCCGCGAAGGCAGCTTTGACTTTTCCCGCCAGTTCATTCGGGGAAACTTCAAGTATCCGGGACATCAGCATAAGATTTTTCCCGGATAGTCTTTTAACCCGGATCATTTGCTTCGCCCGAGAAATATAAATCTGCTTTCCGGTGATCACCTCTACCCGAGAATGAAAATTCTCAAGAGAGATATTTTTCTCCCTCATAATTCTCCTGATCTTCCGCCCTACATCTTTAATCCGCTTCATCCTCTTAACTCCTTCGACCCCGGTTTTTTATTCAGCATGACCATCTTAAATTTTAACTTCTGCAAAGTCAAGAACTATTTTTAAATATTTTCCTTTTTCTTTTATTCCTTAACCTTAACCCTTCCTTTACCTTTACCTTAGGGTCCTATGTAGGACCTATATAGCCCCTATAAAAATAAGGGTTTAAAACCGGATAAATACATGAGATTTTCAGGTCTTTTTTTAAGGTAAAGTCTCTCCCCGATTTTAGATTTTTCTTTCTTGATTTTTGATCTCATATTTTCTGTTTCTCCTTTTTAAAATCTATTTATCTGAGAAAAGATTTAATTTTACCCTCTCAGTCATAGCCAGTTCTATATTTTTTAAAGCCTGCTTATAATAAGATGGTTTAAGCTCTATCCCAATCCCCCGGCGGTAAAGACTCAAAGCATTACAGACTTCGCTTCCTACTCCCATAAAAGGTGTTAATACTTTATCCCGTGGATTAGACCAGAGGATCAGGCAGCGTTCAATCACATCAAGCTGGAGCGGGCATATATGCTTTTCGTCGTCTTTCTCTCTCGCCTTCCGATGAGATATACAACGCTTAACCCGAATATCATTCCAGAAAGAGCTTGCGTAGTGTTGCCAGATCCATTGAGATAATCTGTTGGTTTTGGGTTCCTTCCATCCATTCCCATATTTGCTCAACAGATTCGCAGGAATCGGAGTACTTCCGGCATAAACAGATAATCCTAATGGGTGAGCTATCGGTTCCGGGTTAGTTCCTTGCTTCTTAAAAACTAATAAATATTCTGATCCGGCGGCGTGACATTTACTACTATCCTTAACTATCTGAGAATGCCTTAATCCGAGAGCCCGGGTCTTGATTGCCATTCTTAGCGGCTCTTTCCAGATCCAGTGGCGGGCCTGATAATCAAATCCATACCTCTTGTGTATCCTGATAATATCTCCGGGGAAATCGCGGAACCCGGAATTTCCACCCGGTATTTTTAAATCCATACAGTGGACGCAGGATACCCGGCCAGGCATAGTTACCCTCGAAACTTCTTTTACCACATAACAATAATGTTTTAGGAATTGCTTATAGTCCCGGCAGTTTGATAAGTCCCGATCACTGGAACTATAATTATAAAGTTCTGCGAACGGCGGGGAATATACCGATAGATGGATTGAACCATCGGGGAACTTTGGAAGTACCTCGATACAATCCCCATTATAAACCGCATAATCATCCGTTACCTTTTGTTCTATTACAGCCATGATGGAATCTCCTCTTTTGTTTTAAAATCAACGATAGATTTTATATTCAAAATATTTTTCATTTCTCTAACTATTAATTTATACATTTCCTCCGCTTGTTTTTCTTTGCGTTTCAGGTTTCTAATTATTCCTTCTTGTCCTTCCGTTGTTATAATATCAACCTTCACCGGCCGGGTCTGGCCGAATCTCCAGCACCGTCTAACTGACTGATAATAACTCTCAAAAGAATGGGAAGGGAATACAGTCATATGAGCACAATGCTGCCAGTTCATACCCCATCCCCCGATCTTCGGTTTGGTAATAAGAACCCGAATATCTCCCTTTGAAAATCCGATTAGCTTTTCCTCTTTTTCCTCTTCGGTATTTGATCCGCTTATCTGTTCGGCGTCGGGGATTAACTTTTCTAACAAATCCCCTTCGGTATTTAAATGACACCAGACAACGGCAGGCTCGCCGGTATCTATTACTTTCCCCGCCGCGATCTTACATCTTTCTTCCACCGTTGCCCTTAGCTCCTGGCGCTCTTCGCTCATTGTAACTGACGGGACCGGGAGCAAGAATCCATCGGGAACAAAATCAGTCTTAATAGTTGTCTCTTCTATATTCAGCGGGGGAAGACTAAACCGATCATCCTTAAATCCCAAGTCCGACGGTTCTCTTATAGCCCTGGCCCAGGAGCAGACCCACCGCCAGAATTGATCTTTAGCGTGAGCCTTAAAAAAATATTTCTGGCCAAGTCCCCAGGTCCGGTGCATAGCTCCGTCTTTTGTCCGGAAGAACATACTAAGCATATCCATGTATCCGAGTTGCCCCAACGCCTCCGAAGATGTCCCGAGTTCAACATAATCATTCGGGGCCGGGGTAG